AAAAAAAAAAAAACGATAACAAAGTTTTTTAAAAAAATGCTAATGGTAATAAACTACTAATTGAATCTATTAAACCTCCACCATTAACATCACCAGGTGGAGTTGTCATTGATGGGCTATAATTACTCTGGGGCAAAGTATTAAATTGATAAAATGTAGATAACGGGTTTGTTGATTTTGGAATTGTATTTTTCATTCTGTTCATACCGCCGGCGACCATAGCACCAGCAACAACACCACCGCCAACATTACCCCCGCGGGTTTTTTTCTTTTGCTTTTTTAGACCACCAGCAACATTTCCACCAACCATTCCCCGACCTTGAATACGTTTTACTAATTCAGCCCTTTCCTCATCACTCAGTTTAGGGACTGGGGCGGTTGCTCTTTCTATAACTGTTGAAGTCTTTGGGGAAAATAAACTTCCGATAGAATCAGCGAGACCTTGTACAACTGGCATAGCAGCGTTAGCAATTTCCAAACCGGCAGATATATCACCCAAACCAGGTAATGCACCACCGCGAGATTTTTTTACTTTTTTAGATTTTCCAGCAACTTTTGAATCTGTTTTACCACCATCACGAACTGATGGCCATTGTTGGGCGGCTAATTTCATAATATCTTTTGCAGACATTTTGCCACGATGTTTATCAAACATCTCACGGACGAAATCCTTATATTGCATAATATAAATGAAGTTGATAGTAATAAATTTAGTTTTATAATTATTCTATTATTATTAACAAACAAAAAAAATTAAAAATTATAGTATATTTGAAATTAATTTTTAGAATAAAAAGGAATCTATCGGCGTCGTCGCATAGACCCACCAGTTAAACCAGCTAATGCACTTTGAACAATAGGATGATTAACCGCATTTTGAGCCATTCCTATAGCTTGACCAGCAGCACCGAGAGCACCAGGTAAAGCTTGGGCAGCACCACGAAGAACATTACCGAGGCTTGAGAAGATACCGCCACCACGTAAAACACGTTTCCCAGTTGCAGAACTATGTAAAACTTTATCAGATACCAGCGGTTTATCCATTGCAGCGACGAGTTGGCCAGATGAGATCGTTGTAGTTGTATACGTCGCTTGCCCTTGCCCAACAGCAATATTACCTTGGTTAATAAACATTTCATTAACATTTAAACCAGATGGAACACTCATACCCCCATATAAATAATTATCACATGTATATGTGTATTGAGCGACAAAATTAATACTACCCATATTACTAACACCAGTGAATGAAGATGCAGTATTTTGGAAATCCAGAGCGGGATTGAGTATAACTGTACAATCATCAACCCATTCATTAAATGTCTTATTGACTTTTGAATTACGAATATAAGCCTTATAGAGTTGCACCTGGTCAAAAACGAATCGACCCAAGGTACCATAGTTCACAGTTAATTGTGTTATCGAGGCACCTATCTGTTGGTTTGCTAAAGAATTTAAAGCATTCGATAGGGGTTGTATCTTCGCAACGTATAATTTTGGAACCGTATTTAGGGCTATTGATTGGGTTTGTTTGGTTGCTGAACTACCAGCGGATGGAGCTTCAACACCGGTAGTTTGGGAAAAGGTATATTGATCGAAATCGTAGTATATAATTGGTGGTATATTTACTACGGAAGGATCAACGCTTAGAGTTCTGGCAATCAATGTTGAACCGCTTATATTCGTAACAGCTAAACCGCTTAATGTTGGTGGGTTTGCTGATGTATCACTATAATTTTTAGCACCGACAAACATACCTTTTAATGCAACAGATGAATCGAGGGAATAATTAATAGTAATTGAGTCCAAATTACCTAAAGCAGTACCCGAATAGCCGACAGTAAAAGGATTAGCAAGCACAGGTTCTCTCACAGTATAGCGGACTTTATAAACACCGTTATTAGGAGGGGTAACGATTGAACTTACTTTAATAAAATTTCTTCCGCAATTCCAATAGGGATTGTTAGGTTGCATATTTCCACCCTTATAATTGGGGTCTATTGTCATCGTCAATACTACAGGTGACCCAGTACCAACAGCCAGATTATAAAAATCCGGGATCACAACACTTCTCGGGTCATCAACAGGACATAGACCAGATAAACGTGATCTATCATCTTCGGTTAATGGATTACATAAGGCTAATTGTTGTTGTAAATTATAATTTTGATTGTTAGCATTATTTAATGCTATTTGTAGAGATGAACAATTTCGAGATAAAGGTAACGAACGGAATGCCAAATTACCAATATTAGTTGTAAATGTACCGGCGGCAGAATTAGATGCTAATATTGGATATGTATTATTATCAATTGCAACAGTCATCCCACTAACATTAGCGTTATGATTAAATACTAAACCGGGTAACAATTCACCTAATTTAAGATCGGCCTGGACATCGACCTGATATTCTAAAAACCATTGAGAGTCAAATAAGCTACTGGAACCAGATAATTTAATGTTCTGGAATTGAATTTGAGATAAACCTTCGGAATTTGCTGGATATCGTTGTTCAACGTATTGAGCACTACTTACAGTAATAGCACCCATTGCATTCCCTAAAACTAAATCATCCTGTAGGGCAACGGTATAAGGTAATCCTGAGTTAGACATTTTTAAAAGTTAATAAAGATTGTTTTTAAAGTTTTTTAATTATTTACTTAATAAATAGAAATATTTTTTTTTATCCTAAAATAATGTAATATTTTAAAATTGGAAAAAACAAAATAAATTTTTAAAAATTAGAAAAGTTATTAAAGAAAAAAAGGAAGTTGATAAAGAAAGGAAATGCTCGAAAACCGTAGGTTCTCGAATTAATAAACCCTATCAAATTCCAATTTAATACTAACATTTTCACCTGGAGGAATATAATATGGTACTATTGTACCGTTTTTATACTGGATTCTAAATTCGTATTGAATAGAATTTATTTGTGTATTACTAACAATATCGTATTTACGTAATAGCTGAGGGTCATATAGAATATTCCCACTACCCGTAAAAAATACATCCAACGTATCGAGATCGAGGTCGGTAAATATACGTGTCTGGGTTATTTCGCCGGCGAAATCCGTTAATATTGGTAGATTAGTTAATATTAATATTTTATCAATTTGATTTAATAAATACAACGAAAATTGATTTTGATTTAATATTCCGCTTGGGGTTAATGTATATTTATACATACCATTAAATGGACTATTAATATCAGTAACCAACGTCGCCGGGAATTTCAAATATCTATATAAGGCTTGATTAACAAATACCCCATAACCTACATCACTCCAATTAGGGTCAAAATTTAATTGACCGAAATGTGTTATATAATTACATTCAACTGTTGGGGCTGTTTGGGTTGAAATATTTTTTCCGGCGAATAAATTAAATAATGCTTGAAATGTATTATTAAAAGCATTGATATATTCACCCATTGAATAAACGGCTGTATCCATAGTATTAGGTGGAATATAATAGCTTGTTGTTTGTCCCATTAAACCTGTTGGAGCTGAGATAGCTATATTACTGATAAAACCCAAATTTTCATAATTGTACTTCGATATAGTTGTATTATTAACAACATAAAAAAGGTTTTTCCTGACTGCTTGCTGTATATATGTATAATTTGTTTGTACTGGTTCAATGGTATTGATGCTATTGACTGTTTCAAAAGTGCTTAATAAATTTTGTTTAATTTCTTGGACTGGGTTATAATTACTTGAAATAAATGGTTGAGTAATGAAATAATTCCATACCTGTCCGGGTTCTAAATTTTTATACCATTGGACAAAATTTATATAATTATTGTTAATAAGATAACCCTTATAAATAATATTATTTTCGACACCCCAAAATACGTTATTATAATTACAATCTATAACCATTGAACCAATATTAACATTTGTATTTACATATTGCCATGCGGACGTACCAGTTAAAGAATATGAAAAACATGGTCTCGTATTTTGTATAGTTGGAATTCCTACCGATTTTAATATTTTATAATTAAAACCACTACCGGGTTGGCTACCAAAAACAACATAGAAATACCCATTTATTGGATCCTGTAATATCTGTGATGGGTTTGATAAAGGACTACCTGGTGGTGGTGGTGGTGGTTCTATCTGATATTCTTGTGTAAATTGGGAATCCGCTCCAAATGTATAAATTTTTAATTGAACGCCGGGACCCAAAGCTATTAAAATAGATGTATATGGATAATTGGAGTTTTTATTAATAGCCAGATTGAAATATTGCGGTGGTATTGCTGACGATGTTGTATTAAATGTTGTGGTTGTATTTAAATCCTGATATGATGTTAAACCCAATAATACGTTTTCGCTATTGGTTGAAAATTGATATTGGTCATACGAATTTATGCTTGCAGTTATAAATTGATTTGTTATTTTTTCTTCACCTGTTTCGACATCAAACCAGTTAGGGTTAGCCCTATCCCCATTACTTACCATCAAATACGGTATATAATCATCATCAACATATGTAAATTTATCGGTTGCGCTATCAACTAATATATTTGTTATCGATGATGTATTTTGTAAAACAACATCAATTATTGGGGTTCTATCCGCATAATTATATGTTGTTATTTGATTTCCATTATAACCACAAATAACTAATACTCCGTCAGTATCTGCACATGTTAATCCAGTTAAAGGTAAACCGGCGTAATTAGTTGTAATTAAATTAGTTGTTAATGATTCATCTGCGAATGTAACCAAACCTATTTGAAATGTTTGAGTTGAGTAATCACTTGAACAAACAATACAAACTCCATTTTCAACATTGTAATTTGAATTAACCAAATTTGTAAATGTGGTTGATGTAATATATACTCCAACATTACTATATACATAAACTCCATTTACTGCAACAACCCAAAAATTCCCAATGTTATAATCCCAATATGAGTTTAACGGATATACTATATTACTAAAATTATCTACTGGTTGGAAATTTAATATTTGAGACGGATTTAATACCCCGTTAGATTTGTAAAGAACTATATTTCCAGTTGATTGTGGAATACTATAATATTCATCATATTCTCCTGTTCCTTGGGCACCAGTAGGGCTAACATAACCCAATTGAGTATATATATTCGATGTTGTTTTATCTGCTACCTGAAGTCCCATTTGCCAGGTATCTACAGGAATATCACCAAATTGCACTCCGTCCAGAGACGAAATTTTTAATTTATTAATTGCAATTTGATAATTACTCCCATTAGTTATAAAACTGGCTCGTAAATCTGATTTATGATAACTGGGTATTGGTTGATTAGTATTATTATAATGTGTATTATTAAAATACAATACATTAGCACTATCTTGTGGTCCCGATGACATCCTTAAAAATATAATTACTTTCTATTAATTCTATTTATTATTAATATATATTTTTTTGTAAAAAACTATATTTATTCGAAAAAAGGAAGTTGTTAATAAACTTCGTTTCTTATAACATACCACATTCGGTAGACGAAATATAATAAGCTGGGTAATTTTTATTAAATAATACATATCTGGATTTTAATTTACGTAAATATTCGATTTTATCTTTACTCAAACCCAAATAATTACTTGCCAGACTATTAAATGCCTTAAAATTATTTCTTGGAAAACAACAGAAATATTGGCAGTTTAATAATACGTCCCTCGATTTATTAGCCATCTGCGCCTGTTGTTCGCATACAAAAATACTCATACCTTTATGTCTCCCCTTTTGCATGCATATTGCCCGTAATTCTAAATAAATTTTACTCAGCTTATTCCCAAAACTCATAATATCGTCAAATATACAACAACATCCATCCTCCATCATTTCAAATATATCATGAACGGTATAATTCGGATTAGTATTTAATATATCGATTAAATCAATTTGATCTAAGTTTTTTACATCATCGTAATCACCGTCATATAATGATGAAAATAAATATACTCTTTTACATTTAATTTGTTTTATTATTTGTTTGCACATATAACTTTTACCGGAACCCGTCCCACCACTTAAAAGCATTCGAATACCTCCTTTATGGTGTTTCATGTCAAAATATGGCATAATCTCAGAACCTTGTATAATTTCATCTCCGATTTCAGTATCCTCTTTAGTATTTAAATAAATGTTTTTATTTTTTCCTGTTGCTATTAAATAATTATTTTTGTTTTCTCTGGTTTCTAAAGACATTTAATTAATCTATTAATATAATAATTTCTTATTAATTATTAATAAGATTTTTATATATAACATGCCATATTATTTAGAAAAAAATAATAATAAATTCAAATTACATTTATATGATAATCCAGAACATAATTTTAGTAATAAATATATGACAAAAACAAAAGCAATTAAGCAAATGCAAGCTATTGAAATATCTAAACAGCGAAATAGAAATAAAAATATTAGTGGTAGTGGTTTTTTCGATGTTATTGGAAAAATTAAAAATTCAGTTAGAAATATTACTAATAAAATTCAACAATTACCAACTGGGGTAATTAGTAGTATTATTCCTACAATAGAAAGATACACATCAAAAGTTGATGGTGTATTAAAAAAATATGGTATGTATGGTGTTAAATCTATAACATTACGAAGGGAACCAGTGGATAGTAAAGTAATGACTGCCGCCCATATACTTACTCAGAATGAAATTAAAGATTTAATGAATAAAAATAATGTTAATACATTATATCATCTATCTATGGTATGTGAAGTAATTGATAATATGGGAAAATCAATTTTTATTTTAATTGAAAAAAATGAAAATATTAATTTAGATGTTATTAATGGTGTTTCATCTGGTAATTCTCAAATGCAATATATGCCTGTTAGTATTCCCAATAATATGAAATTAACAGTTAATAGTTTATTAACTAAAACACGTATTGATATTGGAAATAGTAAATTTTATACATATAACGCTATAAATGCAAATTGTGGTATATTTTTAATTGATATATTACAGGCAAATGGGCTATATAAGCAAATATACGATGATTTTTTATACCAAGTTCCATATTATAATAAAAGTATTTCTTTAAACTCAAGAAATAAATTAGGTATTTTAACCAAACTGGGGAGTCTATTTAAGCATATTAGAGGTGGTGAATTACGTTTTATTTAATTAATTAAATATTTACATTTAATTTTTGAATTTTTTTTATTATATTATTATAATAATAGTATATAATAACAAATAATTAATTTTTGATTTTCTAAAATGGATACTAAAAAGAAGCTTATCGAATTCAAACGTAAACAACGTAGGAAACTTTTAAAGAAATTACAGGTTTCTGAACCAATCGCCAGAGAAAAACAATTATTGAAAGAACAAATAGCAAAAGCAATAGAAGAACAGGAAATAGTTAAACAGAAATTTAGCGAAAAACAACAAGAGAATATAAATAAATTTAAAGAGCTACGTCAGGCTTTTCCAGAATTAAGTGATACCGAATTTACCAATTACGCAAGGACTCAATTAGGTTTAGATGTACCGAAAACATTAATTGAGGTATTACCAGAACGTGAAAAGAAATTAGAGGAAAAAATTAAAAGACAACCAAAATCAACACCAATAATTATTGATACTGATGTTGAAAAACGACAAAAAGAAAGTATCGCTAAACAAGCTATATTGGCTAAAGAAGTGGAAATAGTAAAACGGGGAAAAATTGATATTTTAAAAAAACAGATAGAAGAAACACTAAAACAAACTAAAACACCATTAGATGAATTAAAAAGAAAATATGAGGGTAAGGGAAACCAAGGTGTTATGTCATCTGATAAAAAAATATTTCGTGAATATGAAAAATTAAATCGTGAATTATTAGATTTAAAACCACGTAAAAAAGTCAATATTACTAAAAAACAAACACCAGCAATAGCAGAAGAATCAAAAGCAGAAGAGGTAAAAGCAGAAGAGGCAAAAACAGAATTAGAAAATTTGAATATTCCAGAACCAACAAAAGAAATACAATATTCTGATAATGATGAATCCTTAAGACGACAAATAACCAAACTAATGGCGGATATAAACAGTACAAAAGATGAAACCGAAAAACAACTGATACTTTATAATATTTCAGATTTATCATCTCAAATTAAGGACGAAGATCTTACAAAAATTATCGATAATGAAGTCACAAAATTAAATGAAAATTGGGAGAAATCTAATAAAACAGAAAATACAAGCGATGACGATAATAATTTATTTGGTCAGGGACTACAAAAATTAAACAAACGTAATATTGGTTTATACCATATCCATCATAAAAATATTAAAGACAAAGGAAGTGAATTTATATTAACTAAAAAAGGAATGTCTCATGCTGGTAATTTAGCTAAAATACTTCATCCTAAAGAATTTGAAAAAATGCTTACATTTTCGTTAGTAAATCATATACGAAAAAATAAAAAATAATTTAATTCTGGGAATCAAATATTTCGTTAATATTATTTAATGCAGTTAATGTCAACATAGTAACTACATAGTCCGCTCGATTTAAAAATTTGCTTTGATTACCTATAAATAAGCTATGAAATTCGTCATTATCTAATCCCATTAAATGTATTCTTAAAGCTGAATATCGACCACATGTACTGGTTCCAGGATTCCAAGATTGATAATCGTAATTATTGGATATTATTTGTTTTCCTGATTCTTTTAATAATTTTGTTAGATAATTATCAAATTGTTCATCATATTTTGTATATTCTTTATAGCTATCTGGGCTTCCAAGTCCATAACTATCGAAATAATATATACCGTCAGACCTTTGAAACAAAGCCACATAATGCCCTTCTACTTTACTAAGTGTTTGTAATAGTATAACCTGAAAATCTCCTACTCCTTTTAATAATTTTTTAATAGTATAATTTTTTAAGTCCGAATATAATATAGGATATTTACCTATTATTTTTTTAATTTCATCGCCTGTTAAATCTTTTTTAACATAATACTTAACAACACTTTCAATATTGGTTGCCATAATAAACAATAAAAGAAATATATTTAATTATAATAAGGAAATTATAAAATGCCTGATGTTGAAACACAAACTGAAGATTTTATTTTACTATCAAAAGCACAGATAAAAAATTTATCCATTCCAGAAAGAAAATTATACAAACTTGAATTAAAAGAATATAAAAAAGAGAAAACTGTTGAAAGACATCGTAATTACTGTAGAGAATATATGCGTAATTACGGTAAAATGAAATATAAATATGACCCAGTATATAAACAAAAACAAATAGAAAAATCTAAATTTTACCAACAACAGAGAAAAATAAAAAAGCAATTGAAAAAAGTCGAACAAGAAAATAGTATTATACAACAACAACCCATACCAATGGACGTTGAAACATCTATTATAGATTCATTTAATTTATTATTGATTTAGAGAAGAGGGAAATGCTCGAAAAACCGATAGGTTTCTCGATTGATTTAGAGAGGTTTCTCTATTAATTAGTATCTAATAAATGTATTAAATATTCAATGAGGTTATATACATCTATTTTTTTATATGATAAATCACAACACCAAAAGAAATTATAATATATGGTATTTGTTATTGTTTTCATATCTTTATCGTGTGTAGAACAATATTTTAAATAGAATTCTAAATATTCATGTAATATTTGTATTTGTAATTTATTTAATTCATCATAATGTTTTTGTGGGTTTATTGTTTCAATTATATTATTATAGTCATTCACATAGTTTTTAATATTTTTTAATTCATCTACTAACAAATAATAATTTGACATTCTATTAACTAATATTTAATAAGATATAAAAGAAAAAAAAACTGGAAAAAATGGAAATAGAAAATTATGAAAATTTAAATTTGTTTTACACCTTTTTACATTTCAAACCTATCTAAAATTTGTTGAACACCAATTTCAACCATATACTCAGGAAACTCTTCACCAATAGAATACCGGCAGAATGGACATTTTGTTATTCCTTTATTTGTCCTAAAAATGCGTATATAACAATTAACACACCATTCATTAGCACATTTTGTGCATGTAACTCTCCGTTTTTGTATTTCATTTGTAGAACAAATAGAACACTCGTTAGATCTTTCATTACTCATTTTTACGTCAATATGTCGTTTAATTTCATCCCAAGTATTAGAATCTAATATGGTCATCATTGCTTTTTTATTTGTAAATATAATTTCAAGGTCTCCTGTAATTTCGTGTTTTTTAAATTGTATTTTCTCATTCGGTAAATAATCCCTAATCCTATGTACTAATTGGTTACGTTTTATTGTACCCATTTCATCACTTCTCACATTAATAATAGACATTGTAATATTATTAATCTATATAATAAGTATGTTTTTATATATTATTAATTGTTATATAATAATATTCTTACTATATTAAATATTGTTTTTAAAAGGGCGCAAGCAAATGGGCGGAAAAAACCAAATTATTAATGTGTTTTGTTAATCTGCTGTAGTCCCTATTTATTTCCTATATAGACTACAGCACCTAAAAAGGGCGCACCCCATTTACACTGATATTTTGGGTTTTCTCCGCTCAAAACGCCCAAAAGTAGATGTCGTGTATAGGTAGCCTATATGACTTAGTATAATGAGGCTACATATGCAACACTCCAGCAGCAAAAGGGCGCACCCCATTTACATTGATAATTAGGGTTTTCACCGCCCAAAACACCTAAAAGTAGATTTTAACAATTATATTATAGATTGTTATATAAAAATAAAAAATTAAAAATAAAAAAGTAATTAAAAATCTAATTCGATTTCACAACCAATAACATTATTATTGTTCTTATTAGATTTTATTTTATTTTGGTTTTGTAAATATTGTGTTATTGTTTCATTAATCTCTAATACATATATGCTTTTTCGTATATTATTAACTTGTTTTTGTGTATAATAAAAAGTATATCCAAACTTACTAAATAAATCCTTAATTTTATTAATTGTTTGTGTTCGTGTTAATTGTTTATTAATTTTAATTATTTCGTTTTTCGTATTAATTTTTTTAGTTGATTTGGATTTTTCTATATTTCCAATTACAAAATTATAATCATCATTATTTAATAATTGTATTAATGATGTATTATTTAATAATTCACTATCTATTAATTGTGCGTTTCCATCTTCAGTTAATGTGATATTAAAAATATTACAAATATCATGCAAATATTTAATTTTTTTATTTGTTAATTCAGCATCTAAATTTTCCCCATATTCTATCTCAGGTAATATTTCAAATAAGTCATTAATATTGTGTAATTGATTATATAATTTTACAGAATCAATTTTATTATAATAGAAATCTTTAAAGTCTTCTAATGTTGTTGAATTATCTAAACCAAAATAATGATAATATAGTGATTTTTCAAAATTTATTTTATCTTGTGTAGTTGCATCCCCTTTTTTTATTCTATTACTTACAATTTCCATATTATCCCAGTTATTACGAATATCTATCCCATTTAATATTTCAATATCTTCATCATTTAAATATGGATTAGATATTATAGTTTCTCTTATTAATTGGTCATCACTTTTAAAACTATTTTCAATAATTATTTTATCTTGATATTGTTTTAGTAATAAAGCATTATATATTAATTCGGTTTTTTCACCAGATAATTTAATATTAAATTTTACAATATTATCATTATATATTTGGTTTTGTGTTTTCTCTTCTTCTTTTGTATTAATATTAATAGTAAATTTATGTCCTTTTCTAATTGAATACCATTTGAAAATATCTAACCAAAAATTATTCCCGTTATCTTGTTCCCATTTATTCCATAATTTAATATAGGAAATTCCATTTACTGGTTCGTCATCATACATAATATTATAATATTCTTCAAATGTCATAACATCAAATAAACCATTAAATGTTATATAATGGTCTAATAAAATATGAATAGTATTATTTTTAGGATTTCTAATTCTTGCTAACATTTGAAAATAATCACGGGGACAAACACTACCACCGCAAATATAACCATATACATTGTCAAAGTGTTTTACATCAATATTAACACCAACACTAATAGTCGGGGAATATATAAAACAGTCTAATTCGGTTATAAAATCATTAACATTTCGTAAGTCTTTTTTTTCTTTGTCGCTTGAATCACCATAAATAATTTTACATCTATATTTTGATGATAATATTTCATAAACGCTTAATGCATATTTAGCAGACATACTAACAATACAAATTTTTTTACCCTTTTCTAAATCATCAAAAAATTTATTACATTGTCCATCATAACAATATGAAATTTGTAAATCATATTTTAATCCTGATAATGTATTAAATAATGGTTTTTTAATTTCATCAGTATCGGTTTTAATATACTTATTAAACCAACTAATTTCACGGTTGCTAATATCACCATCCAAAAAATAACATTCTTTACATGATTTTATAATATTTCTAAACATTTTATAACTAATTTCGGGGTTTTTCATTTCCTTATAACTAAAATGATTTAATAAACTGCATATTTCATCACAAATTACAATATCGTATGGTGTAATTTCAAAATTACTATTTCTTGCTATTTTTTCAATACTATCAATTGAAATAATTATTTTTTGTGTGTAATTATCATATTTTTTATGTTTATCCAAATAATTAGTAAATCCCATTGTTTCAAAATCATTATTAATACTATGTGCCAATGATTGCCGCATTGTAAAAAATATTATACGTTTATTAATATGGTTTTCGATATGCTTTTTAATAAAAGTTGTTTTTCCCGTCCCTAAACCAGATTTAATAAAACGGTATTTGGTATCTTCAAAATATTCAATAACTTGATTATAATTGATGTATTGTGTCGAGAAACTACGTTTTTCGAGCATTTCCTTTTCATAATTTTGAGCATTTCCCTCGTCAGTAAAAGTAATATTTTGAAATTCAAATTTTGGTTCATCATATTTATGAAAATATTTATTGTATAATTCTTTATTATCTTCCCTTGCCATTTTCCATAATGGAGTAAAACTGAAATTTTCTATTATTTTAACACTTCCGAATGATTTATAAATATCTTCATATTTAACATTGCTATAAATGCCTATTGATGACCGTTCCCAGAATTTCTTAATTACTTCAATATCATTATTAGCATTTGCAACCATAACTAATAATTGACCCCAACCATTATCTAATTTAGACGTAAATCTGGTATCATTTAAACATTCTAAAATTTTAATAAGTTTATCTTTATGAATTCTATTAATCGAGAAACCTGCGGTTTTTCGAGCATTTCCCTTTTCAGTTGCTGTTGATGTTGTTGATGTTGCTGTTGTTGATGTTGATGTTGATGTTGTTGCTGTTGCTATTGTTTTTATCGTTGTTTTACTATTAATGAATCTATCAATAAGATTAATAATAAATTCAGTTTGTTTTTCATTTGGAATACAAAATCCCATGTTACTATTTAACATTTCACGATTTTTATGATTTCTATTACATTTTTTACAATTACTATTTGATGGGGGTAAAACTACATTATTTGCGTATAATATTTCTAATTCTTCTATTTTACATTTATTTTTATTTATTAATTTACATTCTTCTATTTTATCACGTAATTTTATATTATTAGTTGTATCCAAAATAACCCCATAATTGCCACATGTACTACCACTAAAAAACCCAATTTTATTATTACTATCTAATTGTTCGAATTCATTATATAATATTTGGGTCGCTTCATTAATACCAGTTTTACTGACAATATCAAAATCCAAAATTTCAATATATTTTTTACTTTTATATTGGAATCCAGATAAAAACCCGAAATTATCATCCTTTTTAATTTGTTTTGAATACTTAGAAAAATCAGTTAAACTCTGCCAACCAGTAATACCAACTAAATTATCACCGTTCCTTTGTGCTGGTAGTTTATCTTTTACCAGATACAAATTTAGACCTTGTTTTTTAAAAAAATCCATAATGAATAAAAAAAATGGGATTGAAGATTAATATCTATAATAATATTTCGATTAATAATTTATTATTTTTTATTTTGTTTATATTAATTATTATTATATAACAATATTTAATATAGTTGAAAGAATTAAAAAACTAAAAATTAATTGAAAAAATGCATATAAATAATAGTTTTCTCGATATAAAACTATCTATTTTATTAAACAATTATCTATTTTATTAAACAATTAATACTAATACTGAAAATGGAAATGCTCGAAAAACCGTAGGTTTCTCGATAAACTAATTATTAATTTTCATTTAATATTAAACTGTTAATTGTAGTATTATTGGTTTCATTTTGTTTTTTCTTTTTACTATTATTTAAATTACTCCATTGTTTAACTTTATCAGGATTATTATTTTGATATGCTTTTATTGCTTTGCGGATATATGCTGGTGTTTTATATACTTTCTCTTGAATTACTATTTCACCCTTTAATTTAGCTTCTTCTTTTTCTTGTTTTTTCTTTTCATAGTATTTTTTATTATTAATTCTAATATTTTCAGGGGTTTTAAAATTTTTATTCATTTTTAAAAATCAATATATATAATAGTATATTTTAACTTTTATATAAAAATAATTACTATATTGGAATTAGATATTTTAAAATCGAGAAAACTAAGGTTTTTCGAACATTTTATTATTTATCTTGATATAAACTATCTATTTTTTTAAACAATCTATATTTCTTTAGGAAAGGAAAATGCTCGAAAAACCTCAGATTTCTCGATTAAATAACTATCTATTTTTTTAAACTATATCAATTATTATTATATAACATTCTATAATATTTTGCTGCTGGAGTGTTGCATATGTAGCCTCATTATACTAAGTCATATAGGCTACATATACAACACATCTACTTTTTGATGTTTTGGGCGGAAAAAACCCCAAATATCAGTGTAAATGGGGTGCGCCCTTTTTAGGTGCTGTAGTTAGTATAGGAGAATAAATAGAGACTCCAGCAGATTAACCAAATACATTAATAATTTGGTTTTTTTCCGCCCGTTTGCTTGCGCCCTTTTAAAAACAATATTTAATATAGTAAGAATATTATTATATAACAATATTTAATACGTAAATTTTCATATTATTTATTCTTTCTATAAAATAGTAATAACACAATGAATATTAATAGTGATAAATATATTAAACGTTTTAATGAAAATTTAGCAATCTATAATAATATTAATAATACCAATTATACATTTGAGGATGTTCAAAACTTATTTATAGATTGTAAGCAATTACCAGAAAAAGGAAATGATTATTGTATGTGTGGTCAAAAAATAAAAGAATGCTACGAAATAGTAAATCCAGAAACAAATCATAAAATGATACTGGGAAGTAGTTGTATAAATACTTATATGATTAATTCAACTATGAAATGTATTGACTGTAATAAAAAATTTAAAATGATAAACAAATCTAAATATTGTAATGAATGTAGGCCAGTTAATAAAAAATGTAAAGAATGTAAGCAAATAATGACTATTAAGAAATCACAACGCAATGACATAGATACATGTTATAATTGCATACTGGAATATGAAAAAAATAGAAGGAAATTAAATATTTCATAACGTTTAAGACCCCCTTTAAACCCCTATAATTCTTTCCATTTTATACGTTTTCCACTTTGTTTAATTTTTATAGCTTTTTCAATTTGCTTATTAGTTAAATTACTGGATAATGGCGTAGGTGTTTTTGAATCAACTTTAACACTGGGACGGCAAACACTCGGTAATCCTAATAATTTTTGATTTTTACCTTTCTCACCACATTTATAAAATTTATTTCCATCAGTTAATTTTGCCGTTAAATTTTCCCAACGGGCTAAAATCCATTTTTCCAATTCATTTTCATTTTTATTTTTATTATTACCAGAATATCCACGTAATCGTGCTATATGCATACTTTTATAGGCACTGGGTTTTTGCTTCATAATTTGTTTTAATTTTTCATTATCCATTTTTAATATTATCTAATTATAATATTAGATATATTATTTGTAATTATGGAACTGCACGCTATAGTGATACGTAAGCCGATTACACTAGAAAAGGCTAAGCAAATAGCAAGTGAATATATTGATTCAAAAAAAAAATCATTCTATAGAGAAACGGATAAATCATTCCGTTTTAGAAATATTCCTAAACAAAAATTTAAAAGTTTTAAATCTAAAAAAATAAATAAAGAAACTACATTAATTTATGGGGAACTAAAGCAAATAAAAGGAGGTAGAATGATTGAAGTGGGTAATGTTGGTGGTGGTATTACTGGTAGCGGGTTTATGGATAAATTACAAGATTTCATATTGCGTTATAATCCTATTACATTGATTGGGAAAGCATTAATTGGTGCTGGTAAATCTGATTTACAGTCGAAAAACTATTTCCAAAAATCAAATCGATTACCATATTAATAGAATATAAAGGATAAAACATAATAAAACATAATAAAACATAACAATAAAATGATAAATTACCAAAATGGAAAAATATATGCTATTAAATCATATCAAACTGAATTAATATATATAGGGTCGACAACAAGGCCATTATCGCAGAGACTAGGAGTACATAGAAATAATTATAAAAATAATACTGGAATTTCATCAATGGAATTATTAAAATATTCAGACTATTATATAGAGTTGATTGAAAATTTTCCATGTAATAGCAAAGAAGAGCTACTCAAACGCGAAGGTTATTTTATAAAACAAAATATAAATAATTGTGTTAATTGTTGTATTGCTGGTAGAACACAAAAAGAGTATAGAAATGATAATTTAGAAAAAATAAAGGAATGGAATAAACAAAATTATTTGAACAACGCAGAACAATATAAGGAACATCAAAAGCAATATCGTTTAAATAATAAAGAACAAATTAAAGAACATCAAAAACATTATTGTTTAAATAACGTAGAAAAAATTAAAGAAAAACAAAAAGAATATCGTTTGAACAATGTAGAAAAAAGAAAACAATATCTTTTGGACAATGCAGAGCGAATTAAAGAACAACAAAAACAATATAATCAAAAACGAAAGGAACTTAAACAACTCAAAAAACTCGCAAAAACTGAAGAAACTAATATTTCAGAAAATTAATTTTATTTTTTACATTTTTACATTTATATTTTATTAGTTATCGTTATTTTGAACCGTTTTTCAGTATCTTTTATAGAATTATTCAAATTTGGTAAATTCCAAAGTAAATAACGGCTCCACCAACCAGGGGTATAAATACCATTTTTTGTCCAATCTTCACGTTTTTGATGCCGTCCAATATACCTATTGCGACGTTCTATATTTTTATGGTCTGGATATTGTTCAGAATTACGTAAACCAAAATGAATAGTATTTATATTACCAGTTTTTGGATTAATATATTTTACCATATATAGTTTGATTGGTTTATCAGAATTAAATAAAAAAAATTGTTTATCCATATTAACAATTAATATAACTAATAATTAAATAGATTTTTTTATTGTATTTGGTAAATTAAAAAATACTAAACTATATCTATTACCATTAAATTTTTCAGTTGAATGAATCCATATAGACCCGTTAAATAATATGGGTTTATATCGTATATTGTGTTTATAACTATTCAAAATAAGATTTCCATCGGTATAATCTCCTAAACCAACTATATAAGAATTACCACGATTATTTTTATCTATATGTGGTTTAGTAATATAATTTTTATTTAATTGTATTGATGTATATTCTGGATAATGTAATTTAACATATTTATTATAAAATTGTAATAATAAATTATATATTTCAGGGTATTTACTATTATTTTTTGATTCATGTAAACCACATTTACGGCGTATTTGATATTGGCCAAAAGTATGTGAAATACCAACGCCACTATTTAATCGTTTATAATTAATATCAAATTTTGTATTATTTAAACAGGTTAATAATTGTTGTATAATTTCATCATCTTTATTTAATTCTGGTAATGATATATAATAATTGTTATTACTAATAAATCCTTTTTTAATTTTAATTTCACAATATTTAGATTGTTTATTACTATTTAAATATGTTTCACGTTTTAAAATATATTCAGGATATTGTTCCAGTAATAAATTTGTATTTTTAATAGATTCTAATGACCTATCAGGATATTGAAATTGTATTCCTCCAATTGTTTTATAAATAGCAGTATCAGCGAAAACATAATTAAATTTTATAATAGTTTTGTCTTTTATCCAATATTTTAAAGTTCTTTCATAGTCTTCTTTAATATCTATGGTAATATTTAATTCTGGACAATGTCTATTTATACAACCCCAAAAAAAACCAACTATAAAAGATAAATCAAATGTAATAGAATTTCGTAAAAATTTATTGTTTTGTGTTTGATGAATACCCCATATAAAACTATTATGTGTATAACACATTTTAAAAGCTTTATTCATAAATTGTTTCAAATCTGGTAATAAAATAATATTATTAGATTCATCCAGTGTATATAATTTTTTTATATCATCGTCGATATTTAAAATTGGGATTCCAGATTTAAAATAATTAGTTATAAAATTACGTTGTTTATCTAATCCTAATACACCAATAATAATATTATATTCATTATCATTTATAGATTCATTATATAATTTATATTCGTCTTCATCTGAAACGAATATATAAATTTGTTTTTTTGGAATATTATAATTTTGTAATAATTGTAATGTATGTGATTTTATAACTTCAGGACGTTTATAACTGGGAATAGCGATTTTAATAGTTTTCATTATTTTTATTATTCTATTTTATAGCTGGATAATATTTTTTAGTTTTTTTATAAAATATATTTGTAATTAATAATAATAATAAAATGTCAGTTTTTAATGATAAATTTAATGAATAGAATTAATTAACCTCAATACGGTAAATATCAGTTGTAATATTAAAATTGATTTTTTTATATTTACCACTCATAAATTTAATTTTATTAAAATCATTAACGGTTCCAATCCTATAAACATCTATATTATTTAATTTATTCACATCAACATTAAATAATTTTATAATTTTATTTTTATCATCATTTGTTAGTAAATCTTTAAATTTAATCATCTTAATACCATTTTGTTTTTCATTACCCCAATTTGCACGTAATGGTGGTATTATTACATATAATATTTTTTTATTTGTATCACCTAATAAAATAGCTTTCATAACATGAAATATATATGCTCTATCAGTCCTAAATCCATTATTTGAAATTCCTACATATCCCTGGTATGGTGGATTCATCATTATTAATTTATAAAATTTATCAGGTACGAAATTAAAAAAATTTACATTATATATATTTGATATATTAAAATTTTTCTTTACAATTTCATACATAAATTTTTCATATTCAATTCCGTCTAAATTTTTTAATTGTAAAATATGTTGATACTGAATCATCAAACTTACTAACGCACCATTACCCATTGAAGGTTCTAATGCATTACCACCATTAATAAAATCATATTTTTCATATTCAACTATATCACTACCAATTAAATCTAACGCACTTTGTGGAGTTTGAAAAAAATCAGATGTGTCTTGATTTAATGCCATTTGTTTTAACATTTCGTTGGTTGGATTTTCTAAAAAATCAGTATTATAAGAAAATTCACCTGGTTTTTCAACTTGTTTAGATTTTTCAACTTGTTTAGATTTTTCAACTTGTTTAGATTTTTCAACTTGTTTAGGTTTAATTTGTTTTATTTTTGGTTTTTTTATTTCTATATTGTGTTCTTGTAATACTATATTGAATTCTTTTTTTTTGTATTTTCCATTTTGATATTCATATAAATGAGTTAATGCTTTAATAATATTATCTTTTCCACGTAAAGATATTATATTATGTAAATTATTTATTTTTGCTATTTTTTTCAAATTATTAAAATCTAATAATTTAAGTTGTTGGGATATATCATATTTAGTATTATTATTTTTGTATTTATTATTTTCCATATTTTTTTTTTATTAATATTTACATAGAAAAATATATTTGTAATTAATAATAATAAAATGTCTACCACGACCACCGGTTCAATTTTTGATAACCCAGCGTTTTTTAATAGTGATAATAAAATAATAAAATCAAAATCCAAATCAATATTTGATGATATACAACTAATGACAAAACCAAATATTACAAATATTACTGAGCATTTAAAAACACTAAAATATAAACAATTACAGGCTTTGGGTAGATTCCATAATTTACATTACCATATAAAACTAAATAGCCGTGATAATATTATTAACGCATTAACACAATTATATGAATATAAAGATGGTAAATATGGCTCAAAACCATTTAACATGATTTTAACAGATAATACTGTTAAACAGTCTATAAACGTAAAAAAACGTAATAAAGATGATGAATTTATAATAGATTTAATAAAAAAACAAGGAACTGGGAAAACTATCCAGGATGTTATCAAACAATTATAAAATTAACTAAACAGATTTTTTTTATTATTATAGTATAGTATTATTAACAATCAAATCAAATAAAATGACAACAACCCGCCAATCTGTAAATTTATCAACAATAAATCCATTGTCAGCGTTGGGATTCTTTATACCTCCTCGTTGGGATGACTTATTACAATTTCCGGGTATTATATTATCGATTAAAGGCGATACAAATATGAGATTAGAATTATATGAATCTACAAATCAAACAAATATATCATCAACCAAAATTTATACTGTTGATAAAAATCAATCTTTAAATATTCAATTTAATTTAAATGCACGATATTTTAAATTAAGATTAGATAATTTAGAAAATCAAGCTCAAACAATTTTAAACTTACAAGTAATTTATAGTAATTTACATATTCCCCAAGCTATAGACGCCGGACAAACTAAATTATGGGACAATAAAGTTTTAGCGACATCAAATTTACCATCAAATGTATATAATTCAGGATTTAAAAATAATTTATTTACTTTCTTTGGCAATTCATCAGCATCAACCGTATTAACAGTTCAATTAAGTAATGACAATACAGTTTGGTATAATACACAGACAATATATACCTTATCGGCACCAGGTAATTTTGGTTTTAGTTATTCTGGTGTGTGTAATTATATTAGATTATTATCGTCTTCACCAACAACAATAACAACATTTATTAATTTTAAGTAAAACTATGTTTATTACTTTTTTGATTTTTAACTTTTTTTATAATAATATAATAGATAATAGAATTGTAATTATAATTGTTATAAATAATAATGTCATATTTAGGGCAATTGGGAATTTCTGGATCGGGGGGTGGGCTTTTTCTCGGTAATGTAGATATAATAGGATATACAGGAAATACAGGGCATACCGGAGCAACGGGAGCAACTGGGGCAACTGGTGCAACTGGTGCAACGGGACCAACGGGTTATACGGGTTATACTGGTTCGACTGGTTCAACTGGTGCGACAGGAGATACAGGGCATACCGGAGCAACGGGTCCAACTGGTACATTTAATTTTATTGGTGATACCGGTGGAATATTGTTTTATGATGGTTCAAATATTGAAACCGATACGACTCTAATTTATGACAATAATAAAGTTCATATTGGGACACAATTAACATTTAATAATACATATGATACTAATTTAGAAGCTACAACAAATTATAATGGTTCAAGTAATAATATTTTATGTCAAAACAGTAATACAGGTTCATTAGCATCAACAAATATTTATTTAACAAATTCAACAACAACAGACCAATCGGCAAATTACGCCGTTATTGGGCTTAATGGAGGTAATTATGGCGGTTCAAACACTATAACAGACGGAAAAAATCAGTTATATATTGCAAATACAAATAATGATATATCAATGGCCGTTAATTTTTTAGGTTCTGGAGCTGGTATTCATTTTTCAGGTAATGGCGGTAGTTCCGCGATATCAGTTAATCCTAATAATGCTATTTCATTAAATACAACATATGATAATTTAACATTTACACATAATTATGTATGTGGTAATGCTGGGAATGTTTTAACCAGTAACGGAAGCGGAAGCCCACCAACATGGGAAATACCGGTTAGTATTTCGGGAAATACGGCTAATAGGTTATTAGTTGCCCAGGGTACGCAAGTTATTCAAGGGGCAAACGATCTAAAATGGGACGGGAATAATTTATTTTTATATACGAGCAATAATTTACATATTGGTAGAGGTTCAAATGCCTCATCACATACAAATACGTCAATTGGTGTTTCCTCTGGTATTGCAATAACAACAGCACTAAACAATACCAATTTAGGGCATAATTCAGGTATATTATTAACATCTGGGAGCGATAATACTATAATAGGATATTCCCCATCAGTCAGTGCTTTAAGTTGCCGCAATGTTTGTATTGGATCAGGTTCAAAAATAACAGATAATACAGTTAATAGTAAATCCGTTTCAATTGGATATAATAGTAGTGCAATTAGTAACCATTCTGTCGCCGTAGGTAATGAATGTTATAGTCATCAACGTAGTGTTTCTATTGGTAGTGAATGTGGTCGGGTTAATATGACTGGCGGGTATAATGTTGTTATCGGGTCTTCATGCGGGGTTGGTTTGACATCTGGAGCCTCAAATTGTTTAATGGGTAGTAATAATTCACAAAATTTAACAACTGGATTACAAAATACTATTTTAGGTATTAGTGCCGGGGCTGGACAAACAACACAAAACAATAATACAATTATAGGGTATTATTCTAATTGTGCTGATGGTGTGGGTACTCACTATTCAAATTGTTCAGTATTGGGTGCAAATATTCGAAACGGTGTTATTTCTGGTAATAATCAGGTTCAATTGGGAGACAGTCTAACAACAGTTTATACGTATGCGACGGCGACCCGTTCGGATATGCGTGATAAGGCTGATATTGCGGATTGTAATTTGGGATTAGAATTTATTAACAATTTATCACCTAAAAAATGGAAATGGAATTATAGAGAGGATTATATTGTTGATGAAATCGATGAAAATCAAAATATAATAACAACTATATTACCAAATGACGGAAGCAAAAAACGAAATCGTGAACATTATGGTTTAATTTCACAAGAATTAAAGCAGGTGATGGATAATATGGGTATTGATTTCGCAGGATTTCAAGATCACCAATATAATGGTGGTGCTGACCGTCAAACCATTAATTATAATGAATTATTAGCACCAATGATAAAAGCAATACAAGAATTAAATACGAAGGTTGAAAATTTAAAAAATGAGATAAACCAATTAAAAAAATAATTAATATTCAAATAGTAAATTCTGTTTCACTAACATTAACGGATGGAGATAATGGTGTTGGAGGCAATGATTCATTATATATTCTAATTGGTTGTAAATGGGAAAATACTAATGGGAGTTCAATATTTTTTTTGTATTTATTTTTATAATATTTTATTATTTCTGGTTTCATGATACCACTGTTTTTACGGAATAATTCAATTCTTTTTAATTCAATTAGTTGAATAAAATCGGTATATGGTATCCTTTCATCTGGTGGTTTTTCCAAATTCTGTCTGATTAATTCATATAAATTTAAATATTCATCGGCCAGACTATAATGAATAGTTTCAGACGTTTTAAAACCTAAGGCGGTATAAATACTACCTAATGAAGCTATTAATATATTCATACTACCGATGGCCATTTGGTTATTTTTATCATTCATAAAATCACTATTAAATGATAAAGATGCAACTACACTCGATATTATTATACTGGGTAGACTAAAATAATACCCGTATTTGTGAAATTTTAAATAGCAATCTCTGTTTGCCAGGTATAAAATTTGAGATTCAACCCCAATATCTTTAATATATAATTCTATAGTCCTATCCCACATTTTAGTAAAAAAATAATAATTATATTCTATGTTATTGATAGAAATATTATAACATGGATATTTATAAAATTAAATTTAATACTAATAGCTATCCAGATTCATTAACAGCATATTATGAATATAGAAAGGTATTGAAAAAATTTAAAAATAATTATAAATTATTTGAAATTGAATACTCAAATAATCTGAATGATTATAATAATAGCTATATAATATTTACCAGAAAGCCAGAAATAGAAATATCCAGTAATATAAAATCTAAAATTATTGAAAAAGGTATTGAAATCCTATATACTGATATATAAACCCATATATTGAGATATTAAAACCATATAAAAATTGGAATATACGCGTATATCGTAATATAAACCCTATTTTATATATTGAGATATAAAAAATTACAAGATTTATTTATTATTTTTTTATTTTTCCTTTTTATTTACTAAATTGACACGTATATACTCCTGGGCTACTTCGGGCGAATGTAAAAAAGCCCTGGCTAATTCTTTTTTTTCATTGATAGACATTAAATTATCATTATATAGATTACTTAACACAATCTGACGAGCCAAATCAATTCCTATTCGCGAACCTAAAACAGATTCCATAGCTTTTTCTATTAGATTACTAAAATTACTATGTTTAAAGGGTTTGCCATTCCTATCGACAAAAACATAATCGCCTGGCATCTTGCCATATTCTTTCAGATATGTTTGTAATATTTCTTCCAGATATTCGGAAATCTTAAAAGACTGAGTACCATATTTGGATTTAGTTTTGTAGTTTTTCATAATTATTTTTATTGGTTTTTTATCTGGATTAATAACAATGTAATTGTATTCGTCTGATAATGGTTTTTTTGATTTGGAAATTGAAATTAATTTAAATTCTGGTAGGTCATTTCGAGGTATATAAAATCGATTCATAAAATAAAATGATACTAACAGTTTATTAATTAATTTACTATCGTCAATTTTATCATTATCCAGAATAGAATATTTTTTAATTTTATTTTGTATTTCTTCTAATGAATTCCCTGCGGTTTGAGATTTTTTAATATTATTATCAGTTGCCAAATTTTCGCCCCGTATTTCCTGTTCTTTTTCCTTCTGGATTTTCATAGCTTGTTTATATTTTTCTAAAATAGTCTCATTAACTTTTTTAGATTTTAATAATTTGTTAATTGCACTAAAATAATCTTTTTTACTTTTTAATTCACTTTCATTGACTTTTTTAATAATATTATCTACATTATTTATAAAATATTTATAATCTTCATATGGTTTATTAGTCATTAGAATACTAACACGGTTTACTTTGCTGGCGTAGCTTTTGCAACTATATGGACTAAGCTTTTCACCATTACGAGACAACATATTTGTAAATTCATTTAATAAATCATTATTAACTTCAAATGATTGATTAGAATTTTTTAATCTATAGAGCTTTGTAGTGGTAGCCATTATGATATCCTAAAAAAAAATTATATCTTAATATATTACTGATATATGATAACATAAAAATTTTAAAAAAAAAAAAAACGATAACAAAGTTTTTTAAAAAAATGCTAATGGTAATAAACTACTAATTGAATCTATTAAACCTCCACCATTAACATCACCAGGTGGAGTTGTCATTGATGGGCTATAAT